TCATGATTCATCCACCTCAAACATATACCCGCTGCCACGTACAGTTTTTATATATTCACCACATGATAAAAGCTTAGCCCTCAGGGTTTTTATATGTGTATCAATGGTTCTTATATCCCCTTCAAAATCATAACCCCATATATTTCTTAATATTTGCTCTCGGGTTAATACTCTGTTCCTGTTTTCTATTAAATAAATCAGAAGACTGTATTCCTTACGATTTAATTCAATTTCCGAATCACATATCGACACCCTATGTGTTTCTTGTTTTATCCTCATTCTTCCAATTTTCATCTCATCAAGGCGGCTCTTTTTTATTTTCCTTAAAAGTACATTAAGTCTTGCAACAAAAACTTCATAGCTAAATGGCTTTGATATGTAATCATCTGCTCCTTTTTTTAGTCCAAATACCTCATGTTTCTCATCCCCTAAAGCTGTCAGCATGATTACAGGAACCTCGGAATGTTCTCTTATTTCCTTAAGCACTTCCCATCCATCATATATAGGCATCATTACATCTAATATAAGTAAATCAATATCCTTCGAGTCAAAAAATATATCGATAGCTTGTTGACCATTACAAGCCTCTACAGAAATATAGCCCTCTTTTTTTATTATATCGCATACAAGTTCTCTGAAAATAGGATCATCGTCTGCAATCAAAATTTTCATATCCATTAACAACACCCTCTTATGATTAATATTAACCAAGTGAACTTTTTTAATATACATTCTATAAAACTTATGTGAAATCCTTGTGAATAATTATTTTATATCCATCAAGGATTTTCAAATACTCTTATTATATATTGATATTCCTTCTAATACTGGTTTAATCAATAACCTAGCCCATTATTTCCAAATATTAAATATTTGTCTCACTTTACAAATCGAAAAAAATTGTCAATATGAAAATCCCCCATGTTTACTAATCATTTTATATATTCAATTATAACTTCTATCTCAGTCCCATCGAGCAAGCTTACAATATTCTTTTCCCCTTCAAACATAGTCATCTTCTCTATTAGCCTTAAAAATAAATTTACATCAAATTCTTTTATTGGCTCTGCTTTTTCAATAATTTTTATAAACTTCTTTGACCTATACCTTACTAAAACGTTGTCACTCTTTAATCCATCCTTCCACTTCTCCATAAAATAATCCTTGTTTTCAATAATAGTATTGAAGGTATTTATAAAAGTCTGGTATAAAACCTTATCATCGATGTGTTTATTTTGGCAGCCTTTTTCACCTTTTATTTTATACCTATTGCTACACATCCAAACTTTTCTTTTAAGATTTTCATTTGTGGAATGCCATGTTTTCCTTCCAAATGAACTGCCGCATCGTCCACATATAACTCTCCCTGCAAAAGGATTATCTAATGTTGCATAATCTAATTTAAATACACCATAAGTTTCAGCAAATACTCGCCTTCTTTCCATCTCAAGTTGTGCCGCTTCCCACATTTCTTTATCTATAATTGCTGGATGACTCTCCTCCACATAATACTGCGGAACTTCACCATTATTCTCTACCCTTTTCTTCGTCAAGTAATCTATGGTGTAAGTTTTTTGAAGCAACGCATCTCCTTTATACTTTTCATTAGTTAGTATTCCTCTTATGGTGCTTTCATACCATTTAGCTTTACCATTCCAGCCTTTAACCCCTTCTTCTTCAAGTTCTCTTGCAATCCTATTTGAACCTTTTCCATCAAGGTAATCCTTATAAATTCTTCTTACTATCTTGGCCTGTTTTTCATCTATTATTAAGTTTCCTTCTTCATCCTTATCATAACCTAAAAACTTTTTATGGTTGACTACTACTTTTCCCTGTTCAAATTTTCTTCTAATTCCCCAAGTGGAGTTTTCGCTGATACTCCTAGACTCGTCTTGTGCCAAGGAACTTAAGATGGTAAGTAAGACTTCTCCTTTTGAATCTAAGGTATTTATATTTTCTTTTTCAAAAATAACACCAATGCCGAGCTCCTTAAGTGTTCTTACATAATTCAAAGTATCAAGAGTATTTCTTGCAAATCTGCTTATAGACTTGGTTATTATCATATCTATTTTTCCTGCTTTGCAATCCTCTATCATTTTATTGAACTGTTCTCTCTTTTTAGTGTTTGTTCCTGAAATACCTTCATCTGCATAAATACCAGCACATTCATAATCTGGATGCCCATTTATATAATTAGTATAATAATTAACCTGTGCTTCATAACTTGATAACTGTTCTAATTGGTCTGTTGATACTCTGCAATAGGCTGCCATTTTCTTTTTTTGCTGCTGTATTTGCTCCTCTAGATTGCCCCTGTTTGCTCTTGCAGGTATAACTGTAATGTTTCTTGCCATCTTTGACTTCCTCCCTTACAATAATTTCTTCCTTTATATTAAGCCTACTTATAAAATCATCATCAATTGATGTTCCAGTACAGGCATCTTTTCCGTTTTTAATATAATTACTGCATTGCCAAACTATCTTTTTACAAGAATACTTGCTATTCCAAGTCCGTCTCCTTAAGGTAGATCCACATTTACTGCAGTATAGCATTCCTGTTAATGGATACCTTTTAGCGTACTTATATGTATCTCCTGCAACATTTCCTTTTGCTTCTGCTCTTCTTTTAATTTCTTCTTGAACCTGTTCCCACATTTCTCTTGAAATAATAGCTGAATGATTATCTTCTATATAATAGCTGTCAATCTCGCCTCTATTCCTTACAGAACGCTTTTTCAAATGGTCTGGTGTATAATATTTCTGAAGTATAGCATCGCCCTTGTACTTCTCATTCTTTAATATTAAATATATAGAGCTTTCACACCATTTCTTTCTACTAATAGTTTGCACACCCTCAACATTAAGTTCCTTTGCAATGGTGAAGCCGCCTTTACCACTTAGGTATTCATTAAAAATTCTTCTCACCACCTCAGCCTCTTTAGGATTTATAATTAAATCTCCATATTCATCCTTGTCATACCCTAAAAACCTTGTGGTGTTTATTATTAATTCACCTTGTTCAAATTTCTTTTTTGCTCTCCATTTAAGGTTATCACTTACATTCTTGCTTTCTTCCTGTGCAAAAGAAGAGAGGACAGTAAGCATTAACTCACCGTCCCCTGATAAGGTATTTATATTTTCTTTTTCAAATCTGACTTCTACACATATATCTTTTAGCTGTCTTACAGTTTCTAAAACAATAGCAGTATTCCTTGCAAATCTCGATATAGATTTTGTGATTATCAAATCTATCTTACCATCTCTAGCAAGCCCAAGCATCCTTTGAAATTCTGGTCTATTTTCAGTAGTTCCTGTAATACCCTTATCTGCGAACACTCCTGCAAATTCATAGTCTGGATTATTAGAAATGATATTTTCATAGTATTGTATTTGATTTTCTAGAGATTCTTCTTGCTTTTCACTATCAGTTGAAACTCTTGCATAAGCACATACTCTTTTCTTCTGCTTTTTCACTTTTAAAATAGGCTCTATAATTCTTACACGCATTAAATTTTCTCCTTTCTATCAAATTCGTACTACCATATATCACTCTAAAGGTGACATAAGTCAAGCTATATAAAACTAAAAGCCGCTACCTAAAACCTTAAGTAACGGCTACTTATTAAATATTATAATTGTTGCATCAAAGCCTGCTGCCTTTAACTTCTGCACTTGATTTTCAGCATTTTCTCTTACTGAATATGAACCAGCCATTACTCTATAGAGAGTTTGACCATCTTCTGGTTGAATTGCTATTGAAGTTTCAACGTAATCAACTCCTACTTGTGCTAATATTTCTTTTGCTAATCCCTTTATTATTCCATTTCTCTTTGAATCAAACAAATTATTATCTTCTGTGTTATCAATAAAGCCTATCTCTATTAACACTGCTGGAGCCTTGGTTTCTCTTAATACATAATAGTTAGCTTCCTTTACCCCTCTATCTGTAAAACCCAAGGCTACAAGAGATGTTTGTATCCTTTGAGCCAAACTTTTAGATTTTGCTCCTGAATTTAAATATGTGTAAGTTTCAGCTCCTCTAGCCTTTTCTGGTTCATAAGCATTTCTATGAAAGGATATAAAGTAATCATAAGTATTTCTATTTTCAAAAGCACTTCTATCATTAAGACTTACTGTAGCATCTGAAGTTCTTGTTTCATCAACTACAGCTCCATGCCTTCTTACCTCTGCTGCTACAGCTTTTCCTAAATCTAATACATCATTAGATTCCTCTCTATTATTATAGGTTGCTCCTGGATCATCTCCACCATGTCCATAATCAAAACATAATCTAGCCATTAAGTTTTTCCTCCTTATTTAGCTGCTCTAAAATATCCTTTAATTTCTTTGGTATTGGTAGTCCTATCTTAGCTGAATTTTCTATAATACTTATACCTTCATTAGAAATATAGAAAAAAATAACAGCACTGCGAATTGCGCTACCGTTTTTAATCAAATTAACATCTATTATATTTGCTATACCTACAAAAACAAAAATAAGTACTTTTTTAAAGATTCCTCTAAAACCAATTTCACTTGATAGCTTTCTATCTACCACTGCTACCATTAAGCCTGTTAAATAGTCAATGATAACAAAGGTAATCAATGCATACATAAAGCCATCAACTCCTCCTAAAAACCAACCTATATAACCACCAATGGCCGCAAATATAGCTTGGAAACTATTAATCAAATTTTTCATTTCTTGTCCTCCCTTATTAATGCGTTGACATATCCAACGGATTTACATAATCACAGGTAAAATCATATTGTATTTTCATTGTGTTAGTTGGCGTTTTTGTTATTGCTTCTGGTAAAAGTGTATGTGCAGCTGCTGGAACAATATACTGCTGTTTCAATTCTCCATAGCCACTACCGTTAAATGTAAACATAGTAGATGTATCATTATCCCAAACAATACTATTGTAGCTATTATAACTTAAGCTTGAGGTACCATATGTGGTTAAATCACTATTTAATTGTAGACAAGTACCATAGACTATTACCGCCCATAATTTATTATTAGGTATTTTGGTTAATGTAATAGCTCCATAACTCCCGCTGTATATTTCAGTCTTACTAGCAAAAGTCCCATCTTTGTTATACTTTGCTACACAGCTTTTATATTTAGAATTTGAACCTGATGTGTCTGTACATCCAGTATAAGTTATATAGACATAAGCATCACTTACCACAATATCAAAATACTGCACACCATAAACAAGGTCAGCTGGGATTGCAGCACTTTTTGAATAAGAAGCTACTACTGCAAAATTCTTATCTAACTTTTTAAAAGAGCCATCACTTATTAATATCCAAAAGTTTGTACCATCATAAGCCATGGCTTTTGCCGCTGTTGGAAGAGTTATATTGTTTTTCTTGACACAAGTATTCTTATCATATACAAATAAAGTTGTTGAACTAGTCTTTAGTACATAGAGATTAGTTTCATCTGTACATAAATTATAATCTGGTAAGTATATCCCACTACCGCCTGATTCTAATGTTTTTTTAGTATATGCTGGATTTATTCTTGGACTTTGAGCATTAGTATCTGTACTAGCTCCTCCCATCCAATATATGCTTTTAAAAGTTCCATTAGCTGCATTGGTAGGAAAATCCATAACATAATGCTTTGTACCAGTAATTCTTGTAGTTTCAGTTTTGTTTATACTACCTCTTAAATTATCATTACCACTGTAAGTATAAACACTATCCGCATAACCTACTATGTTTCCCCAAGTAAAATAATCATAAGGATCTTCTGGAATATCTCCTGTAGTTAAAACCATTATTCTAAAGGGATAAGTTACATATATATCGTTAAGTATATTATCTTGAGCATTATCTAACATTGGGTAATAAAAACCATCAAGATAAGCCATGTTGCCAAATACTGCGGATATTCTGTTTTCACTTTTAGCTTCATAAGTCTGCTTTCCTGTAAGCGAATCATATAACTTAACTGTAGCAGTACCTGTAAATGGTCTTATTAATTTTGTCTTTAATACTTCTATGTTAGTTCCTTTTATTAAATCTCTGCTGTAAGCTAAACTTTCTTTGTATGGCATGATACTCCCCCGCTCTAGTTATTTATCCGTATTTAAAATCTATATTTTATAATTTGGGGCAAATAAAGAATCCTATACCACTAGATATAGGATTTAGTCATATCATTTGCTCTTTCTAATATGATTTTTTTGTTTTAGTTGTGAAATAACTTCATGGGCAAAATTATTATATTTTTCTATTAAATCATCTCTAACTAAGTCGACTCCTTTTTCCCACGCTAATTCTTCTCTCATATTTTCTACCTTATTAAGTTTCATAGTCAATTTATCCATTTTTTCATATTTATCATCATTGCTATCTTTACCAAAATTAATATCTTTCATTTCTTGTTTGCACTCGTCATATATAGATTTGTAATACCCTCCATTGTCTTTCAAGTCCATTATATGTCCAATTTCATGGCATGTAATAATTTCAAAATAATCATCTAAATTTATTTGAAAATAAGTTGCACTTTTTTTAATGTTCTCAAAATTAAAGAATATCTTATTCTTATTTTGGTCATAGTATGCATCAAATTCATCACAATTTGTTTCTTCAATACCACTTATGCTAATTTGATGTTTGTTAAGTAGTTGTTTTATAAATCGCCTACCTTCATATATATCCATAATAATCACCTCTAAGTATTATATATTTATTAAAAAGACACTAAAGAATCTTTTCTATTCTGTTACTTGATCCCAATTATCTTTATATACCTTAAATATACTTTTATGTTTTATATAATCCAAAGTTTTCCAAGTCATAGTTTCATTTGTATATAGGAAATTCCCACCTTCATCCATTATACCTCTAGGCTGGCTTTTAGGTCTTTCTTTTAATTTACATTTTGGAATTATCAAAGTAGTATACTTTTTATGGTTAAATTCTAATAAAACAACTACTAAAAAATCAAAATCGCCTTGAAAATCGCCGTTAATAACTTTACTTGATGATAGTTTCCAATTTATTGTTTTAACTTGTAACTTAACATTCTTATTTTCTAATAAAACTATAATATCCCATCCATCCTGTATTGGATTATTAGATTTAATAGCTTTATAATTATTTCTCCACAATTCACACAATGTATAATATTCACCAATAATTCCAGAGTCCATCCTATCATCTCCTCCTAACATTATAATTATAGCATGAATTTTTACATTATCTATTTATCCATAATTTATTTCTACAGTTAAATATAGAATGTGCTTTATTACCTAATTACGCATTAATTAATTTCTATATATAATTAAATTTAATCAACTAAAGTTTTCTTCATAATCTTTAAGTGAGAACATCCACTTAGTCCTAGTTTGTATTATAATTAACCCTTACTTGCTTTAACTTTAAAATATCTGTACTTGATGTAACTTCCATATACCAAGCAAATCTTATCTTCTTATTTGAAATACCAAGAGATGTCCATTGTGCTTCAGTAATTCCTTGAAGAATTGTCACAGACATTCCTTTATTTTTCACATCCTGTATATTTGTTATATCTACTAACACCCACGAACTTCCATTACATGTTTTCCATGAGACTCCACTATCTGTACTTACTATAAAAGCTATAATTCCACTGCCTATATTATCTGAGGTTATTACTGCATTCATGATATCTTTTATATATGCTTCACTAAATGAAATATCATCTTTCATACTTACTATTATTGGCTTAGGCTTAATTGTTTGAGTTACCTTTGGTGCAGGCATTTCTGCTAAAGGTGACCATATTTTTAAGCTTGGAGCTGAACTTGTTATACCTGTTCTTTCTTTACGGTATGAGTAATCACCATAGGTTTGAAACTTATCTGCAGCTAACGGTAATTCTGCAACCTTAACATAACTTGAAGATGCTGTGTCCCAATGTTTAATATCATTTCCATCTACCATAAGATATTTTATATTAGTTTGAATATATGAACCTTCTTGAACAGTATATGCTTTCCCTCGATCCTGCTGTGGAACAAACGCATAAGATTTATTATTTTCAAGAGTTAAATTAGTAGTTCCAAGTGTAGGGTTTTCAAAAGCATTTGTTCCTGTATTCGGTATCTTTTCAATAACAAGGACCATAGCACCATCATTATAAAGTATAAGTTCCCATACCAAATCAAGAGTTCCCCAAGTGCTGTAGCTTTGATGACCTTCCCATCTTATTCTAAAGGTAGGTTTATCATTTACAGTTTCTTTAGCATAATAAATGTTATCTGCTCCTGCATCTCTTCTATTTATCTTAAGCTGCTCATTTGCTCCAGTAAAACCAAGCCATGAATTACCATTACTGTTAATGGTAGTTCTACAATTTACTCCATTGTAGAAAAAATCAAAACCTATGTCTGAAAAACTTACTGTATTATCATCATTATGAGAGCTTACTGAAGTCATGCCGCTATTTCCTTTTGGAGCAATTATATTAGTACTATATACTCCCATACTACTTAACCTCCAATTTTTCAATACTTGCAAAATTGCTGCTGTCTAATAACTGAAAGCTGTACATTTTGCCTGTATCTATAGTTTCAGAAACTGCTGTTCCTTCATAAACTGTTTTAAAGTAAAGTCCATCATTATCTATTATTAATACATTGTCATCTATTGAATATTTGTACTTATACTGAGGATTAAAATATAAAATTTCACCATACTTTTTAAGTGAAATAGCATAATTTGTATTCATTTGCTTTCCACTGGCTATTGCTGATATATCAACAGTAAGATGATTAGTGAAGGCTTGTGTATACGGATTTTCTAGCTTGATATCTCCACAGCTGCTCTTAATTTTACTCATATACAACCCATTCATATTTACAAGCCCCTGCTTTTCAAAACATTCTGCATGTGCAGGATCTGCACTTAATCCTCCTTGAAGATTTCTACCATCAATCATACACTGAAGATTAAACATCGGTATACTTAATGTACCTGTGTCTACTTTCAAAAATACAGCAATATAATGTGGTCCTCTTGAAACCTGTGGTATTCCAAGAGGTATTCCTACAACGTTATCACCTTGCTGCAATTTTTGTTTTGGAGTAAAGGGAATATCTTTGTTATCAAGCTGAATTTGAATTGTTACAGTGCATACAGAACTAGCTGTACAGTACATACAAAAATTCATAGAAAGGTTGGTGGATGATACTGCTGTAACTCCAAGATATATTGGTTCTATTGCTGTTGTTCCCACTGTTAGTGCTGTAGGGTTAGCATAATAAAGCATAGAGCTTAAGGCTTCAGCTACCTTATTACCAAGTTCATCTATAGTTGTCTTAATAATACCCATATCTAATTGATTTAATATGTTATCTTTGGGTTGCCCAAGTTCAACTTTAACATTTACACCAGTTAGAACATCCTTCTTTATTTTAAGCACAGGCACTTTCACATCTATTTCAAAGTCTTTGTGCCTTACTATAACTAAATCGCCTATGTTAACAGTTTGAAGATGTTTATAATTTTCATATTCCTTTGTTTTACTAAGTTCAATGAAATCCACATCTATACTTACTTTACTTAACCCTATTACATTTGCTGATTCTTTAGCCAGCAGTCTTAAAGTAACTTCATCTTCTGCTTCTTTGAATTCTACCTTCTTTATGATTGGAAATGGTGGATACTTATCACTATTCCAATTAGGAACACTTATATATTTTTCAGTAAGCTTGATGCCATCTTTTCCTACTGGATAAAGCTTTGTTACAACGCTGGTGGTATCTACATTAAACTTTAAACCAACTATATTTTTACCCTGAGCAATCAGAACTCCTGCATCTTTACCAATAGAATTGAGGATTTTTATATCGAAGTTATCTCTTTTCAGTTCCCCGCATGCCCATATATCAATTATAGAAAATATAGCTTCTACAGGATTTTTCTCAATTACACTAATTGAATTTGCAGTTATAATATCACTATCTACTGTATATATAGTAAGTAAATCTCCTATTAAAGATTTTTGTAATGCTGTTTTTACACTACAATTTTCAGCTTTCATACTTTCGATAAAATAGTAGGCTAAATCATAAAATATGTGTTTTGACCATACTTTAATAACGTTTTTGCCATCACTGTTTTTTTCTACTTTATATATCCTAAAAAGCTGACCATCTGCTTTGATAATATTCCATTCTTCAAGATACTTTGATTTCTTAGAATTGGCAGGATACTCAAGCTCTAAAGAATAATCTCCATTTAATTCTTCTATAATATAGCAGCTTATAGCTTCACTTAATATTCCAAGACCATTATTATCAAAGTTTCCTTTAGTAGTTTTCTTATCGTAGATGCATATCATTACAACCACCGCCAGTTTGGTAAAAGCTCTATTTTAGTAACTCCGCCGCTCCACTCTATAATGTTTTCACCTGGTTTTAGTTTTAAAAATTCACCACTCATTTTCCCATTTAAATTATTTCCTGTATCATCATAACAGTCCTGTATAACTGAATTTACTATGACTTTCTCAGTTATACCTTTAAAGCTTATTTGCTCTCCATTTATTTTTAAAACTATATCACCTGATCCATAAATACTTGTTATAGGTTCACTTTCAATGGTTCCTGGATTAGTTATTGAGGTTTTTGATTGATTTATTACTACTGCAGTATTTTGGGTTGCATACTTAAAAGGTCTGCAGTTAAAGATTATTGGAAACTCGCTGAAATATTTATAGACTTGTTTAAAATCAATAGCATTTACTACTTGTGCAATATACTTTTTATCTGATTGAAAATTAAATGTCAAATTACTTTCTCCTGCATTAAAGAGCCAAGCTTTTATATCATCCAGCTTATTTGCAAGGTTTTGTTTATCTTTTACTGAACATTCAACGGTTAGTGTTATATCTTCATATGTTTTCTCATCAAACCTTAAATTAGAATCTCTTCCTGGAATGTTTGTTGTGCTTATTCTACGCTTTGGAGAAGGAATGCTCGGCCTTTGTGCTATTAAAATTCCAAAATCATCGTAGCTATTCTTACCACTAAAATTAAAACTAAGCATCCTAATTACCTCCCTTTCCCATAGCTATTCTCTGTCTATAAAACTCCAGTTCATATGCAAGCTGTTCTATATCTTTTTCAGTATTATTAATAAAATTTTCTATGTGTAAAGTAAGCCCATTGTTATTTAAATCTCTGACTTGTCTTGATATATCCTTAGTTGGCACTATAACTTCTGACATTTTAGCATTTACTTTCATATCCAAGGATAATCCTTTAATAGCCTCTGACACAACATTCTTACTTTTATTTATACCTTCAGCAAGACCACTCATAAAATCTGGCATCCAGCTTTCATAATCCGTAAGTGGTCCTTCATCTGGAACAGAAAAGTGTAAATAACTTCTTATCTTAGCTGCTAGTGCACTTACTGCATCTTCAACACTACCTATAGCTGATCTGATTCCATTTACAATTCCCTGTACAAAGTCTGCTCCATAGCTCCAAGCTCTCTCAGGTAAACTAGCTAAATAACTTAAAGCACTACTTATACCACTCTCTATAGAACTTCTTACACTTCCTATAGTGCTGTTTACTCCATCCTTCATTTTTGTAAACATATCTGAACCATAACTATAAAGTTTACTTGGAAGTTCTGAAAACCAAGTTAAAATAGAATTCCATATATTAAGCACTGTTTCTTTTATATTTGTGCAAAGATTTATTACAGTTTCTTTAAGTTTAGTCCAAGCACTTATAGCTGTATTTTTTATTGCTTCCCATATATTGGTTAGCGCTGTTTTTATGTTGTTCCATATACTTTCTATATCCGATTTTAGTTGTGTAAAATTACCTGTTACTATATCAATAATTATAAGTACAGCACCTAGAACAATATTCTTAATGATATCCCAGGTATTTTGAAATATGGTTTTATAAAAACTTAAAGCTGGCTCTAAGAATCCTTTTATACTATTTAGGCCGTTACTGATAGTGCTTTTTAAATTTTCCCAAGCTGTTAGTGTTGAAATTTTTACATTCTCCCATGCACTAGATATGGATGTTTTTATATTTTCAAAGGTTAAAACTATACTGCTCCATAACTCTGAAGCCTTAGCTTTTATTTGATCCCAATGTTGATATATTAGTACTCCAGCAGCTATAGCTATTCCTATGCCAATTACCCAAGGATTGAATATTGTACCTAACAGCTTTGACATTCCACCTAACTCACCAATAGCAGTTGATACCTTACTAAAAGCACTAGATATATCACTAACAGCTTTTACTACACTAGCTATACCAACCAAAGCAGGACCAATTGCTGCAACTATAACACCTATAATAAGTATTATTTTTTGCGTGCTTTGATCTAACCTTCCAAAAGCTTGTATCCATTCATTTAACTTAGTAATTATAGGAGTTATTATAGGTAGTATATTCTGACCCATTGTTGCACCAAGTTCTTTTAAGCTCTCTTGAAACACTCTCATCTGGTTAGCTGTACCAGCACCTGTACGTTCAAAATCTCCCTGGGCATTCTTTGTCTTTTCCAAAACATAATTATATCTAAGCTGAACCTTTTCAGCTTCTGTCATATCTTGAGTTTTCTTCTGTATTCCTTTGCTATAGGCATATTGCTGAAGGTTAGTATCTGTCATCACTACCCCTAACATTTTTAAGCTTTCTGTTTCACCAGTAAATATGCCATTTAAGGCTTCTTCAGCTTGCTTTATATCAATGTTTTTAAAACTTGATAAATCCCCAGCTAATCCGACTAAAGACATGGACATTTTTGCCGCTTCTTCTTGATTTAGCCCCATGCTTGTTGCCATGTCACCATAAAGAGCGGACATATCTAATGCTGTTCCTTTTGCTATACCATAACTTTTAAGAGTAGTTTCTGACCAATCCTTAACTTTTTGATTTACACTTCCAAAGGCAACCTCAACTTTATTCATACTTTCATTTGTATCTGAAGCTAATTTCACACTTGCAGTACCTGCTGCAACTAAAGGAGCTGTTAGTGCTAAACTTAATTTTGATCCTACATTGCCAAGCCCTTCACCTAGGGTTTTCATTTTACTTCCTATACCATCAAGACTTTTCCCTAAAGAAGTCCATTTACTGCTTTGAGCTTCTATTTCTTTATTAGCTTTAGAAAGTTCATTCTCCATTTGTGAGAGAGTCTGTTTTGCCTTATTAAGTTTTATCTCGAGCTCTTGTGTAGATTTGCTGTCCTTCCCCTTAGTTTCAGCACTCTTATTGTAGGCTTGATCCAGTGCACTTACCTTTTGCTTTTGGAGTTCTAATTGTTTAGCAAGACTTTCTGATCTTAATTTAAGACCTTCAATACCTTTTGCATTTTCTCCAAGTGCCGCAGTGTTAGCTTTAAACTCACTATCAAGAACTCTAAGATTTCTATTAATACTGCTTATACCATTTTGAAATCCACTTGAATCAAGTCCTATTTTCACAGCTAAACTTCCAAGTTCTTCTGCCACTCTCTCACCACCTCTACAATATATTTAAAACAGCAGTTAAGTTCTTTCTGTATTCCTTATTAGCCCTGTAAATTAAAATATCAAAATAATAGAATATATCCATTTCATCAACATCATTCAGTGTCCATCCCTGCTCTAAAAGCTGTGAATAAATTTCTTTTATAAAATCAAGCGGAGACAGTTTTTCATCACTATCTCCGCTTACTTGTTTGGGAATTCCTTTAATTTATTTCCCATAGTTCCCACTATTCCATTTATGCTATTGTTAAGAGTTTCTATAAGTTTGTCTGCATCAAGCCCATCATAAAAATCATCTCTGCTAAATTTGTTACCATAGAGATCTACAACGAAATCTACTAAGCCATCTAAATCCTTAGTTTTTAAGTTATTGAAATCTATGTTTTCATTTATCTCGATGGCTTTTCTGAGCATTCTTGTTTTTACCTTAGGCATAACATAAGTTTTGTTATTTAGTACTATATCCACAGTTCACACCCCCTATAAATTAACCTGCTGTATATGCTGAAGTTGAGCTTAATACTAATCCTGCTGGTCTATTCGTTGAGACAGCTACCTTTACCCTTACCTGTACTTTTCCTGCCGCATAAGCACTATTTCCAATATTTTGTGGATTTGCTGTTACTGCTAACCATGTTGCTCCTCCATCTGTGCTGTACTCATAATCTGATGCCTTATCATACCCACTAACATTAGTCCAGCCAAAAGTATTAGCTGTATCATCTTGAACTGGGTTTGTTGGTGCAGATGGTACTACTAATAAACTATATACCTTAGTAAACCAAGTAGCTCCACCAGTAAATCCACTATCTTCATCAGCAGTATATTTCCACTTGCCATCTGCTCTTGTAAGAAATGTACCTTTAAGTTTTGGTGTTTGGAATTTAGTTTTATCTTCCTGAGTTGAATGCTCTTCTTCTGGTTCACTAAACTTTCCTTTAAGTAACCAAACATATCTGTACTTTCCATTGGCTTTTTTAACCTTAAACCCTATAGCTACATAAGGAGCTATATCATCAGCTTCATAACTCATTACTTTAGTTGTAGTATCTAATGTATGTCCAAGAAGTACGGCTTGAACCTCTAAAGGTAAATCTTGAGTTTCAATTTCCACATCTACCTCTCCCATACTTGATACTGTTTCTACTGCTCTGTTATCAGCATACAAAGTATCTGAATTGCTTTTAGGATTAATCTTTACATTTATTGCTGGAGAAATTAAAGCTGGTGTACCATAAGTTGGCGCAACTTCATCACTTAAAACTGCATATACTAAGTTTTCTACTCCTACTGGAGCACTATTTACTATACCTGACATGCTTATTACCTCCCTTCAATCTGAATAAAAAATCTCATTGCTTTGTGATATATTTTAGTATCTTCCTCAAATAAATCAGCCGCAGAAGTTCTTATAAACCCTGCGGCTTTCATATAGTTTTTTACTTTTTCTATAAGTTCTGTATAATCAGTTTTGCTCCATACATCTACCTGAATATAATAGCCTGTAGCTTTTTCTTCATTATCAGCATACTGCTCACCTTGTTCTAAGTAATTAAAAAAAGTTATATAGGTGTGTTCCTTTCCATTGTATTTTTGAAAAGAAACTGGGACCTTAAGAGGCTTTAAAGCTTCAAGAATTAGCGTATTTATCACTTCAAACCCTCCTTCAATGTTTCAGCTATAGCTTTCCTTATCGTATTCTTATTTTTCTCATAGGCAGGTTGTAAAAAAGGTCTTGCAGGCATTTTAGAAGTTCCAAATTCTATAAATTTTCCATAGAACACTTCTGAATTATCCCCTCTATCCACACCTACAAGAATATATTTCATTCCATCTTTCTTTTTTACATTGGTTATCTTAAGACCTTTTTTAAGCTTTCCAGTTCTCACAGGAACATTTTCCTTTGCATCTTCAAGTACAGGCTCTGCTGCATTTTTTAGTGCTTTGTTCTCGAGCCTACCAACATTTGCACCCATTTGTTGAAGTTTATTTAAAATCTCGTCAACGCCTGTAAGCTCTATACTAGCCACTATTCTCAACCTCCAAAGCTTTTATTTCCACATACTTATTTTTATATTTGATATTATCTATGGCATTTATGTTGTACTGCTTATCTTCAAATAATATCCTCATATCACTGGTTAAGCTGGATAGATATCTTATAGTAAACTTCACTGTTTTCTCTGCTTGCACAGCTGCAGCTGCAAAGAATTCTCTGCCTTGAAGATTTTCAGCCTTTGCCAAGCAAGTTATAAAATCTTGCCATACTTCCTCTTCAAAACCATTTTCATTTGTGGAAGTTGTAAGCTTTTGAAAAGTTATTTTGTGTTTTAATTCCTCTGTTCTCATACTGGTATCACCCTATTCATACTTAGTAATGAATTCCTTGCTTCTTCAATTTTAGTTCTTTCATCAGGCCTGTAGTCATCATAAAGAAGTTTCATGTGAAGGATCATTGCCCATTTAACTGTTTCAGGAACACTTTCTGCTTCAGCTCCAAAGCCAGAAGTAAATCTAATCCTTACAGCATTGACAGTTTGCAGAGTTATTGTGGGCCACAACTTACAGTAGCCAAGCACAATTCTATTAACAAAGCTGTCTGTATCAACAATGTAGTTACTTTTATTAAATATAAATTCTTTACCATTCGTATCATAGTACTTAATATTTTCAACACTTTGAACTGGTGAACTGCTTTCAAATAATATATAGTTATACTTTGGAAAATCATCAAGTACCAATTCTAAAGTTTGAGTGATATATTTTCTATTTTGAAAATCTTCACAAAACTCTCTTGCCTGTCTGATCATACTGAATAAAATAATATCATCATCATTATCAACTATTCTTAAATGCTGTTTTACTTCTTCCAAAGTTATAGGTTCAACTGCTGGTGGAGTTATAACTTTTAATGCCATAAGATCACCTCAAAAGTAAAGGAGCCAAAAGGCTCCCTAATTTTAATCAACTACTGCCGATAGCTGTTCAGTCTGGGTGTATTTGTTTTCTAATATAAACTCACCACATGCAAAATTTGTAGCTTGAGAACTAGCTCCAATTCTTATATTTAAACAGCAGAAACCATTATTCATATCAAGTTTAGCTGGGTCTATATAAAATATTATTTGCTTATTTTTTGCTGTATTAGCTACAGTAAAGCTTACTCCATCTGACTGCCTTACAAGTGTATCACTTGCTGAAACATCCTCATTTGCCAATATAGGAACATCATTTACTAAAGGCTTTGCACCGGTTCCTTCTACATCCTGTGATTGGTATAAAGAAATTTGTGTTGCATGTCCAGCAGTTTGAGCTAGATTTACAATAACCGCTGCTGTAACAGCATTCTTAAGAGTTATATAATCACTTGTTATTGCAGCATTTGTGGTTTTAGGTTCAAATACTTGTATTATTTTATAGTTTTCAACTAAGTTCATTTTTTAACCTCCATTTTTACAATAATTATTGCATGCATTTTCAATATACATTCTATTAAACTTCTGAAAAATAATATAATAGAAGCTTAATAGAATAAATAATTGACATAATAGAATTTTAGTAATATCATATTAGTATAATATTACAAGAGGTGGTTATTATGTTATCAATTGAACAAATTGCTCAACTAAATTCAAACAACATATCAGTTAATCCTGATCATACTAAATCAGTTGTTAAACAACTATGGAATAATGCATCAACTCATCAGAAACAAAAGGCTGTAACTATTGGTTCTTATAAGAATACGAAATCATTCGGTCCAGTAAAAGATATTGGCAAAATCTCTGTTCGTATGGCAATTGTTTTATCACAAGTTTTTAATGTTAACCCTTTTTACATTATAGGTGAAGAAACTGAAGACAATGGCTTTAATGAAAATATAATGGATCAATTTTTACAACGCTTTGGTTTTGGAGACTTTGCTACCTCTAATGATTCTTACACCCAAGTTCCATCGATTCAACGCTCTCCTATTACAAATGATATACTCAAAGATTTTGCCAGTAATATAATTGATTCTGTAGAAATGACTGATGAATTAATGGCATTATCTGAGGAAGAAGCTATTCAACTTCTTAAGGCGTTAAATACTAAAGCTAAATTAAATAATTTTGATTCAGTTATTAAATTGTTGCTCATTAAAAAAATTCTTGCTTCTTAATATTACTAAAATTTAGTGTTATGAGGTGATTTTTATGAACAAAAAATATGTTAAGATGTTTCAAAAAGCAAAGCAACTTGTCAACGTCAGTTCTTCAACTATACAGCTTTTTAATTTTTTAGAAGCTAATCCATCAACTTATTCTATAGGTGTTTCAACAAATTGTACCATTTATAAATTTGGCATACCTGTATGTTACATTTATTTTAAAACTCGAAGCATTGAAGCATGGGACGAAGATCAATCTGGTAACGAATGTACTAAATTTAATGATCTAATAAGTAAATTTACCACGACGCCAAATTTAAGATTAGTTTCTAAGCCAAATGGTGTACCTATTCAAAAAGCTTCCTTGTACACTGATGCAGATGTATTAGATTTACTTAACGCTATTCAAATTCTATAATTCTCTTACCCTGATGCAGAAAATTCATCAGGGTTTTATTTTTTATTCCTATCTATCATTCAAAGTTACGAATGGACTCAAAGGATTAGCTCCCTTATAAGGTGTTATCGGCTTACTCTTATAAGGCATACCATTGAACTTATAAATAAATCTAAATACCTGCTCGTCATATAAAAATCTCACATGAATAGAAACATCAGCAGATGGTGCTTTCTTATCTATTCCAATATATTGTGTTGGATCTGCTAAGATTATATCTCCCTTTTTACCAAGTACTGAGCACTGCTCTATTGGAATTATTGGTCTATTAAGTAATGTGCTGTACTGAGATGTTGCAGCTCCACCAGAAGGCATAAACACAGGTGCTCCGCCAGTTCCAATATTAAGTGCCATAGTATAAAGCTGTGGTTCTATTTCTTGATTTATATACCAAACAGCATTTGCTCTGAGTCTTGCAGGCATTGAACTCCACATTCTAAGTATGTTCTCATACTTAATAGTACCTGCTGCTTGGTCTTTTTCTTTAGCTACAGTAACTAAAGCATCTGAGTTTAATATTCCAAGAGGCATTCCAACACCACTACCATTAATAATGGCATCATCAATCTTAAAGCTCATTTCATCAGCATAAGCTTGTCTTACTATAGCTTCAAGTGCAGTTGCATCTTGAAGTAAATCATCAGTTACATAACAAAGTGCTAAAAGCTTTTGAAGAGACATTTCAATTTCTTTAAACTTTGGTTTACTTTGAGCTGCTGTTTCAGCTTCAGCTACCCAATAAGCTTGAACACCACCCCATCTGCTTCCATTTGCTCTGCTGTTTTCATCTATCCCAAGTGCTCTAAGTCTATTGGTATTAGCTCCTATAGGTATCATTCTTATTCTGTTTGCCACTTGGCTTTGAGTCATCATGGATTCAAATAAATCATTTATAAAATCATTCTCAAGAAGGAATCCACCTTCTGAAGCTACACTTTCATTTAATCCAGTTGCTGAGTTTTGGTAAGTTAATCTATTATCCATTCTTCCACCAGGACTTGATGCCTTAGCAACAGCACCTAAAAACTCTCCCATGTTATTCCACTTCTTTTCATTATAGTCTTTAGGCTGAGCATATATTGGTTCATTTACTGGAGTCTGTGCTTGTTTTTGTCTTTCAGCATCTAAGGCATCAATCTCCTTTTGTGCTTCAATTTTGGCTTTATGAGCCTTAATTTCAACAAGCTTTGCATTTATTTCTTCTGCTGTAGCATCCTCTTTATTTATAAGGTTTTTAGATTCTGTTTCTAAATTTGATAACTGAGCTAATAGCTCTTTCATTTTCTCTGACATATAATATACCTGCCTTTCATTTTGAAAATAATAAATGCCCTAAAGCTCACACTCTAAGGCAAGTTTGGATTTTAGTAATTTAATTTTTTCTTCATCTTTATGGACTTCCTTGAATCTTTTATTATATTGCGTAATAAAATCTCTAGTCTTATCATTAACACTATTTTGAATTGCAAATCTGCTAAACATAAAGGAATTTTCTATTGGCTCAGTATCTGTTTCTTCTTTATCTTGTGTGTAAAGCATTCCATCAACAAAGCCTTCGCTTACAGCTTTCTTAGCACTCATCCAAGTTTCTTCATCCATCATCTGTGATATCTTGGCTCTGGATTTACCTGTTTTAAGCTGATATGCATTAATTATTGTATCTTTAACTTCATCCAGCACATCCGCTCCATGCCTTAAATCCTTAGCTTCACCTTGGAAATTTCCCCAAGGGTTGTGAATCATTAGAATTGACGTTGGTGACATGAGTATTTCATCCCCTGCCATAGCTATAACTGAAGCTGCTGATATTGCAACACCATCTACTTTGACCTTTACTTTTCCTTGATGCTCCTTAAGTGCTGTATAAATTCTTGATGCCGCATAAACATCTCCACCATAGGAATTGATCCATACATTTATATCTTTTCCCTTATACTGACTAAGGTCTGCCATAAAGCCTTTTGGTGTTACATTTTCTATTCCAAAGAGCATAGACCAAAAGTCATCATCCATAGCAATATCACCATCAATTCTAAGTTCTATCTCCTCTTCATTTTCTTCATTCTTTGCAAAGTTCCAAAATGGCAATTTCATCACTTCCTTTCACTAATCATATTAAATATTTCTTCCCTTAAAGCCTTAAGCTGTTCTTGTTGTTTTCCTGCCTCACCCATGTTTAAAGGTTCTAAATAAATATCTCCATTAGGTATTGGATTCATATTTTCAAGTCTTCTTATATCATTAACAGAAAGCCATCCCCATTGTCTTCCTTGTGCATAAGCCTCATATCTTGATTTAATATCCCCACGGAGCAAGCCACTAATATTAAATTCAAAGTATCTGTTCTTTCGTTTTGATTCAGGTGATAAAAGCTGCAGATTTAAATTTTCCTCCCACCGCTTAAACCAAGGTAGCATAGTATAAACTATAAACTCCAAACTCTGATGCTCAATATTGTTATTAGTAGACCTTGTTAGATCCTGTACCAAATGAAGAGGTATCCTAAATATCCTGCACACATCCTCAATTCTAAATCTTTTAGATTCTAAAAACTGTGCATCTGTAAGTTTCATTGTGACTTCTTTAAACTGTCCACCACCTTCAAGTATCATTGGAACACCTGCATTTTGAAGTCCAGTATAGTTTCTTTTAATATCTTTTTTAAGTCTTTGAAAAGCTTCATCTCCAAGCTCATTAGGATACTGAAATATCCCACTTGTAGATGCCCTATTGTGATAAAAGTTTCTTTCAAATTTATCTTGTGATAACCCAATATCAATAGTTAAAGCTGCATAAGTAAGAGGTGTTATTCCTATGTAACCATCTAAGGTTAGTCCTGGAATATGAAGTATTTCATCTCTTGTTTTAGGTTCCTGTTTTCCATCTATAAAATAAAGGAGCCTTCCTGTGCTTTTATCTATATCAATTCTCACCCTTTCCCAAGATATGGGTCTAAGCTCTAAAAGCTCTCCATGAAGATTAAAAACCTTCTGTGCTATTAAGTTTCCTCCAAGATTTATATTTGTCATTCCAAACTCTTTGAATTGCCCTGGTGTCATTTCTGCATTTGGTGCATAATGAAGCACTCCATACTCAGCAGTATCTGTTACTTGACTTCTGTTGCCTTTATCATCTTTTTCATAAAGAAGTATTGGACAACTTGCTAGAGTTTCTGAAAGTACCCTATTACAAGCAAACACAGCAGAAAAACTCATAGCTGTATCAGTATCTATTCTTAAATTGTCTACTGGCACATCTTCTCCACCTAAAAAATTCTGCGAATACTTTTGCAATACTTCGAATAGAGCATTTTGTGGAGATAAAAACAGCTTGCATCTATCTATAAATTTCAAAACATCACCTCCTAATCAAGTAAACTTCTCATTCCTCTTTTTTCATAAACTGATTCTTTAGATTCATGTCTTATTGCTCTATCAAGTGCCATAATTAAAGCAACAACTCCATCTATCTTTTCAGTCGATTTCTCTTTATCTGGTTTAATGTTTCCAGCGGGATCAGTTCTAACATATACATTATCCATCATCCAACTTAAAACTGGATGCGCTCCATGTACTATTTTCTGCTCTAAGGCTACTTTCATAAGTTCCTTTGTAGGTGGACTCATATCTTTATAGCCTTGTCCAAAAGGGACAACTGTAAATCCTAAACCTTCTAGATTCTGAACCATCTGCACTGCTCCCCACCTATCAAAAGCTATTTCTTTTATGTTATATTTCTTTCCAAGCTCCTCAATAAAACTTTCAATAAAGCCATAGTGAATAACATTTCCTTCTGTAGTTTTTAAGAAGTCCTGCTTTTTCCAAATATCATATGGTACATGATCTCTTCTAACCCTTAGTTTTAAATTATCCTCTGGTATCCAAAAGAAAGGTAAAACATAATATTTATCATCTGTTGGTATAGGTGGAAATATTAATACAAAAGCTGTTATATCATTAGTACTTGAAAGGTCAAGTCCTGCATAGCACTCTCTCCCCTTCATCTTATCTATATCAACAGCAAAAGAACATTTATCCCAAACATCCATAGGCATCCACCTTACGGATTGTTTTACCCATTGGTTCAGCCTTAACTGCCTAAATATATTTTCTTCTGCTGGATTTTCCTTTGCACTTTGAATTGCATTTCTAACCCTTTCTATATCAATGGTATGCCCTAGTGATGGATTAGCTTTATACCAATTAGCTTCATCTGTCCAATCATCCTCATCATTAATTCCATAAATAACAGGATAAAAAGTAGGATCATTCTTTTTGCCCCTTAAAATATCATCGGCCTTTTGATGTACCTCATAACATATAGAATTTCTATCCGTACCGGCTGTGGTTATAAGGAAAAATAGTGGTTGAGTTCTCGCATCTCCTGAACCCTTAGTCATAACATCATACAATTCTCTATTAGGCTGGGCATGAAGCTCATCAAAGATAACCCCATGTACGTTAAGTCCATGCTTTGTATAGGCTTCTGCTGATAGTACTTGATAAAAACTATTTGTTGGCTTATATACAATTCTTTTTACAGATATTATAGGTTTTATTCTTTTCTTTAGTGCAGGACACTGGTCAATCATATCTATTGCAACATCAAATACAATTGATGCCTGCTGCCTATCAGAAGCACAGCCATAAACTTCTGCTCCCCATTCATTATCACCACAGGTCATAAGTAGTGCTACTGCCGCTGCAAGTTCACTCTTTCCATTTTTCTTAGGAATTTCTATATAAGCAGTATTATACTGACGATATCCATTTTCTTTTACATTTCCAAATATATCTCTGATGATTTTATCCTGCCAGGGAAGTAAATCAAACGGAACTCCTCTCCACTGACCCTTTGTATGCTTTAAGCAGTTGATAAAACTTACAGCTCTCTGTGCTTTTGCTTCATCATACATTATTTCATCTCTCCCCTTAGCATCATTTCCATAGGATCTAAGCAATCATTAGAACCTTTATCTGCAACAATCCTGCTTCTTGAAGAAGGTGTAAGTCCAAACTGCTCACAGAATTTAATCATTATCTTAAGATAAGTTTGGGCAATGGATACCTGTGGCACTTGCTGCCAATATCCGCTTGGTGTTTTTACAATTGTTCCATGCCTTGATATAAATTCTTCAGCTTCCTTCCAGCGTGCATAAGCTTCACAATATCCTGCAAAAGCAGCCATATCAACTTCTGTTAATACTCCTAGTTCTTCAAGCCGTTTTGCAACTCTTCTCCATTCCTTTTTAGCTTCAGCATCAAGCCAAGTAGGACACTTTGGTGCTTTCTTATGTGGCTTTGGTTCAAATTCATTGAGTGCTCTTTTTCCTGGATTGCCCTCAAGCTCCTTTACTGCAGTTGGCTTTGGTTTTCTTCCTCTCTGTGCCATAGGTTTCACCCCCAATCTTTAAAATTTATCAAAAGAAAAGAGCCTACAATTGTAGCCCCTTAACATAACATTTTATTTACCTTTAATACCTTTATAGTTGTAATTGCCTTTTTTAATTTCTTCATGGTCAGCCTTTACAGCTTTCTCATAATCCTTATCCTGCTTTTCCTTACTTAGGCATTCCATACAAATGCAATCTGTATTAAACATTGACATGATTCTGCCCTTTTCCAAGGAACCGCCACATCTATCACAAGTTTTCTGTGTAAAAAATTTATCCATCACTACCTCCACTATCTAAGTTCTGATAAACATTCTGAATATGCAATTTGTAGTGCCTTTAAGTTAATTCTATTATCAGAATATCCTCTGGCAATTACATTAAAATAATATTCTGTAGGTGCTGCTGCCATATTTTCATATTCTTTAGCCATAACATAAATCATAGCTTTTGTAGGCTTGCCTTCTACATTAACTTCAACTTCTTTCTTTATATATAAATTAGGATAACCCTCATATAAATCAAGTGCTCTCTCACATTCTTCAGTAATCTCCCATAAAATAATTGGTACTGTTCTACCTTTACAAGGTTCTATATTGGCAACCCCTTTATATCTTCCTCTGAAAGTTAACTTGTATCCTTCAAGTATTCCAATTCCTACGACCTTAGCTTTTGGGCATCTATTACTCATTTGTTCTAAATTCATATTAGAACCATAGGCCCCATATAATTTTCCTCTTTCATCCATTTCTCATTTCTCCTTATAATAATTTATTAGATAAAGAAGGTAATGAATTTCCCTCTTTATCTATGGAGTTAGCTTCAAGCAGCTCTTGGTCTTCTCCAAGCTGCATCCCCATCAAGTGCTTTCATAAGATGCTGTCTACAGTTTTTAAATTCATCTCCGATAAGTCCAAGTCTCAGTAACCAGCACCTAAATGTATATTTTTCATTATCAGTATGAGTACGCCTTGCACTAGCACTCTTTTGTTTTAATGCTTGATAGCTGATTGCCAAGCAGAAAACTATGTAGCTTCTAATTTTACCTGCGTGCAAAGTCCCATTGAAAAGCCTAAATTCAATTGTTCCTTTAGTGAAAGTACTGTGTAAATTTAATCCATGATATCTGCTTGAATGGTAATGCCTGCTTCTGCTTTCAACACCATATTCGCTATACCAAATATCAGCCAGTGCTTTTAAGTTTTTAGGCTTTTTCTTATTGATTGTTTCAATCAAATTCTCATTAACCTTTTTGCAATACCTTACCCTTCCAGGATCTATCTCCAAACTCTTGTAAATCAAATCTTCCTTTGAAGCCATAAGGTTAACTAAATTCTTTAAGGTATTTGGAGTGTGTTCTTTTGCTCCTATTTGAATATGAATCCCACATTTTAATCTGCTTTCGCTGACAGCACCTGCATGTCTAAGCTTCCTAATAACTTCTTGAAGCTTTTCAATGTCCTCATCATACTTTAAAATTGGTGTTACTAATTCAACACTGTAACTTTTATCTGCTGAAGTTAATACACCTTTTTCTTTTTTCATTGTTTCAATACTGGCATCGCTCATTATCTTCCAAACTCTTCTGTCTGGTGCTGTTACTTTGTAAGTATCATAGCTGTCAAAAGTTCTTTTTACCTCTCCACCTAAAAACTTTGCTGTAACCTCCGCAGCTTTTTCTCTAGTAATGCCTGTCATTTCAATTTCTACACCAATTGTTTGATTCTTCAAGCTTAACCCTCCAATCTCACAATGTATCCAAAGCTGTTTGCGTATACTCCGTAACCTTTATAACCTTGTTTTTCTGCTGTTTCTAAAAGTTTTAAAGCCTTTTCTTTGTTTTCTACTCTGGTTCCATCGTAAAATTTGAATTCTCCATCCTTGGTAAGCCTTCTTAGTTCCTCTTTCATTTCGTTTTACCCCTTTCAAAGTGTGTTTTTTGTTATACTATATATCACTCTAAAACACATATATATCAAGGGTTTTATTCACTTTTAGGTATATTCTTATATGCTATTTTTTCACCATCTCTTAAAAGAAATACATCTTCATCACTACCTGCTTGTTCAATAAATCTCTTAACTATAACATCAACATATTTTTCATCTAGTTCTATAGTGTAGCAAATTCTATCTGTCTGTTCACAAGCAATAAGAGTAGACCCACTTCCTCCAAAAGGATCTAAAATGATAGAGTTTGTTAAACTTGAATTTGTTATTGGGTAAGCCACTAAAGCTATTGGTTTCATTGTTGGATGATATTTTGATTTAGTAGGTCTATCAAAATTCCAAGTAGTTCTTTGTTTTTTATCTCCATAAAACTTATGACCTGCAGTAGGTTTCCATCCAACAAGCACAGGTTCATGGTTATATTGATAATCACAACGTCCAAGTACTGGTGAATTCTTTATCCATATACAAGTTTGGTGGCAAAAGAATCCTGCATTTTTAAAGGCTAATCTAAAGTTAACTGTTTCCTTATCAGCATGAAACACATAGATAGAACCACCATCTGCAAGATTTTCATACATACATTTATATGCATTAAGAAGAAATTCGTAAAACTTCTCATCTTCCATATTATCGTTTTGAATTTTACCAGCATTCCCTTCATAGGCAACATTGTAAGGAGGATCTGTTACAACCAGATTCGCTTTCTTCCCTTCCATAAGTTTTTCATAGGTTTCAAGTTCTGTACTATCACCGCATATTAAACGATGCCTGCCTAATATCCAAATATCGCCCTTCTTTGTAATTGGAACTTCAGGTGGTGCTTCATCAAAGTTGTCTTCTTTCACACCTTTGGGATGAAATTCATTAAATAATGCATCGATTTCTGGTGGGTCAAAGCCTGTAAAAGATGTATCATAATCTAGGTACTGTAAATCCTTAATTAAATCCACAAGCAATTCTTTATTCCATTCACCACTTATTTTATTAAGCGCAATATTTAAAGCTTTTTCTTTAGTTTTATCTACATCCACAATCACACAATCAATTTCTTTAACTCCAAGTATTTTTAATACTGATATTCTCTGGTGCCCACCAATTACTGTTAAATCTTTGTTTACAATAACAGGGTCAACATAACCAAATTCATTTATACTATTTTTTATCTTTTCAAATTCACTGTCTCCAGGCTTTAACTTTTTCCTTGGATTATATTCAGCTGGAATAAGTGAATCTATATTTAACTTTTTAAATTCCATCATCAATCCTCCAAAACCTATCTTTTATATAACAGTCATGGCTACAATATTTTCTTTTTTTATTACCATAAACACTGAACTCTTTTCCACAATGTGGACAGATATATTTATAAATAGCTGTTTCTTTTTTATTTCTTTTATCTTGATTTTCATTCCACCATTTCCGTCTACATTTATCAGAGCAAAATCTCCTGGTCCTTCCCTGACCTTTTTGCTTGAGTGGTTTTTCACAACAGGCACATAGCACATTTCTCTTTATTTTTTCTTCAACATTAAGAGCAACAACACATGAAGCACCATCTAAACCATTACGTTTGCAAAATCCTCTAACACTATCTCTAGTTAACCCTAAAAGATTAGCAATACCTTTATATCCCATACCTTTTAGTCTCAGTTCTTTAATTTTTTCTTTCTCATCACTAGTCATATGAGCTGTTCCTTTCACTAAACTTTTATGCAATAAAAAAAGTAACCACAAAACCTTACAGCTACTTAATTTGAACTTGCTATTATGCGATTTTTTAGTATCCCCCTTGCTTAATTCTGCGAAAATTTACACGAAGGGGACCACCCGGCCCTTTGGGAACAGGCCCTAAAGAAATATGCCCCCTCCCTCTTGGTTTTGGGTCTTCACTCATCCTTTTTCCAAGGGTAACAATAGACTTCGTTTTTGTTTCCAAACCTTCCATCTTCCTTTGCAGTCTTCACATCGTGATGATGCTTACATAGAGATTGCCAGTTACTCTCATCCCAGAAGAGTTCTTCATTACCTTTGTGAGGTATGATATGATCAACTACTTCTGCAGCAGTAACTATTCCTTCTCTTTTACATTCTTCACAAAGAGGATGCTTCAAAAGAAACTGTTTCCTTAACTTATACCACCTGCTATTATAAAGTTTCTTAAAAGGTCTGCTTGTCTTGTTGTATTTGCTTTCAAATTCTTTTTGATGCTTACTACAGTACCTTTCGTTTGTAAGTTCAGGACAGCCTGGATAACTACAAGGTCTTTCAGGTTTTCTTGGACACATTTCTTTTCCTCCCTTTTCTTTTATCATCACAAGTTGTCCTAGCTTTAGGAATAATTGTAGTCTTCTTTGCAGTAGCAGTAACCTTATCCGTTGTTTCTTCTCTCCTAATGCACCTTGGAAAAATACAATACAAAAGGCTAGGGCTGATTTTATTACTCCAGATACACTTTCTACATTTATGAATAGCCATATCTATTCCTCCAAAATAAAAAAGCCCATTGAGAATTGTTTCTCAAAAGACTTACTGTTATTAAATTTGACTTTTGAATACGAAAAAAGGATGCCCTTTAAGACATCCTTCCACTAACTGTATTATATCACTTTAAAAACGAACATACCGAACAGCTTTACTTTTTTATAAATTTATGCTGCTACATAAAAATTTGTCCAAACATTTTTTTGCTATACACTCCTATATCAGATGGGTTTAGCATATTGTTCTTCTCTTTAACTGCTGTAAAGTAATCACTAATTAATTTCTTCTCAATTTTTCTATCTGTAGAAGCTGTTGCAGGTAAATCTCCACGAGTAGCGAGCCATGGTGTTTCCGCATGAGTGAATGCTTCTAAAATTTTTCCACTATAACAGCTAAGATTTTTAATTACACTGTCAATAATGGCTTTTTCAGAAACAGTTAAATTGAAATCCTCAGCAGTGTCGGAAACACTTATCGGATCAAATCTATATTCTCTGTATTTGAAGTATACCTCTCTAAAAACTGGACCATGAACCCAAGCTTCACAGTTTTCATCAAAGATAAACTGATTTACAAAAGCGTAGTAAAATCCCTGAACATAATATAGAAGCTTTTGTAATGCCAATGGTGTAATATCTTCACATTTACTTAAAAGATAGTTAACAACCACCTCTATCTTTTCGGTATCTGAAATCTGCTGTGTTCCTAAAAGCATTTGCGTTGCTAATTTACTCTTTTCATAAGATGACTGTGATTTAAGCTTATCTTTATTGCTTTCTAAAATTGAAAGATAATACTCTGGTTCTTCATATATTTTTTGCAAAATTGCTGAATATTGTTGTGTTGGCATATCTCCATCATAATACCGGCTAAATGTCTGTTCTCCCCAACCTAAAAGTAATGATAATGGTCTTTTACCAATGTTGTACTTTTGAGGTATTTCCATTGTTTTTTCCAAAGAAATAATATTATGCTGCTTTCTAAATTCATTATAAAGCTGCTTCAAATTATAATCATTAATTTCGTTAACAAAAATTTCGTTAGTACATTCATCACAAACTGCTACTTTCCCATAATAGTTATAAGTTTCACCTTTCAATTCTGCACTCATATATTCATCTTTCTCGGTGTACAATACATCCTTCCTGCAATACTCGCAGAAAGTTTCTTTGTTCTTCATTGTGCAATCCTCCTTTCAAAATTCCAACCCATTACCTAAACAGGTAGTCGATTGGCTTGTTCCTTTTATGAAATGAAACTGCAATTACTCGTTTATTATCACCATACTCTATAATATTGAATTTTGTATAAATGTCAACAAATTCCTCTTCCCCAAAAACATTAAACAAAGTTCTCTGTGGACAAAAAACATAAAGAATTTCATGCTCAAAGCCAGGATTTATATTGTTTAACGAATGACAAAAATCTGTTACTGCAATACTTAGTAAAATTTCTTTCTGTTTTTTAATATCCAGCCTATAATCATTAATCAGCTGAATGTTTTCCTTCCTGTTTTCATTTTGTGAAATTGTATATCGATTATTGTTGACACAATCTTTAATCTTCTGTAAAATAACGTCAACTTCTTCTTTTGTATAATCCTGATTATAATGTTCTGACATTGCATCAACTCCCATCTTTTGTTCTTATTGTACTATATTATATGCACTTTGTCAAAATATATGCATCAATTGATACACTTTTTATAAATAATCAAAAAGACTTCAGCACATATTGTACTAAAAGCCTTTTTCTATTTTTGCAATTCTAAATATAAACTTAAAAACTACATCAAATAATTTTAGTGTTCCCTTAAATATCTATTATGTCTCATCCTAATACTATCTTCTGTAGCATATGGACTAATACTTGCTGCCACCTGTTCCCAACTTAAGCCATTGATATATCTAAGACTTAAAATCATCCTCATCTCACTGTTATCAATACTTTCTATGTACCTATTTAGACGATTTAGCTCATAGAAGCACTTCTTTAAATTTAAATCTAGAAGCTCCTTAAGATCTGCAATCTCTGCCGCATACTTACCAACTTTATCTGAAATGCCTAAAGCATGTGGCATACCTGTTATTCTTGAAGAAGTAGATGTGGCAACACACTCTAACTCTGTTATTCTATTTTTTAATTGCTCAATTTCTCTGTTCAAATAATACAGTTGTGATAACTCCTGCTTAGTCATAAGTTTTACCTCCAATTCTTGCTTTAACTGCTTGAAGCAATACTTCTTGACCTACACTTTTATTTTCAAGTGCTCTCATAACATTTTCATCTATAGTTCCTTTTGCTACAAGATGATGAATAATTACATTTTGCTTTTGACCTTGTCTATATACTCTTGCATTAGCTTGTTGATAAAGCTCTAAACTCCAGGTAAGTCCAAACCAAATTATAATATTTCCTCCTGCTTGTAGATTAAGTCCATGTCCTGCTGATGCTGGATGTACAAGCATTATTTCTATTTCACCGTTATTCCATTTTTTAATATCCTCTGAAGTTTTGAGTTCTTTGGCATTTTTAAAATATTTTTTAAGTCTATCTCTATCATGCTTGTACGCATAGAATATTAAAACTGGTTTTCCACTTGCTGCTTCTATAATTTCTTCAAGAGCTTTTAGCTTTTCATTATGAATTTCTACAACTTCATCATTTTCATCATAAATAGCTCCATTAGCAAATTGTAAAAGCTTATTTGTAAGTACTGCAGCATTATTTGCGACTATATCTGAATCTTTAAGGGGCAGCAGTAGTTCCTTTTCAAATTTTTTATACTTTTCTTCTACATCCTTTTGAAGCTTAACTGATATTATATTATCTATTCTTTCTGGAAGTTCTAAGTAGTCTTCTGCTTTCATACTGATACATATATCTGATAGTTTTTTATAAATAACATCCTCTGCTTCTTCTTTAGGTTTATAACTGAATATTATGTTTTGATTTCTTTTATCTGGCACAAAGTATTGGTCTCTATATGATGTAAGTGTTTTTCCAAGCCTTTCTCCTTGATCTAAAAGATAAATTTCTGACCATAAATCCATAAGACCATTTGGTGATGGTGTTCCTGTAAGTCCAACTATCCGCTTAGCTCTTATCTTTCTTAAAGCTTTAAACCTTTGAGATTTTGGAGATTTAAAACTCGAAAGTTCATCTACAACTACCATATCAAAAGGCCAATTCTTACCACACTCTTTAACAAGCCATACTACATTTTCTCTATTAATAACATAAATATCAGCTTTTATATTTAAAGCAGCTCTACGTTCTTTTTCGGTTCCAAGAATCTTTGATATTTTTAAATTTTTTAAGTGATTCCACTTTTCTGCTTCTACTGTCCAAGTATCCTCTGCTACTCTAAGTGGCGCTATAACTAATGCTTTTACAATATCAAAGTAGTTATATATAAGTTCCTCTATTGCTGTAAGTGTACAAACCGTTTTACCAAGACCCATGTCCATCAACAGTCCTACTTTATCCTTATTCAAAATCCAATTGGTAGCATATTCTTGATAACTGTGAGGTTCATATTTCATTCCATCACTTCCCTTATAAAGTCATTAATAGCTTTTATACTATCTATGCAGTAAACCTTAAAACCTAAAGCTTCAAGCTGCCCCTTCCTTTTTAGCTGAAGTGGCCTCATCTTTTTACCTGGTGCTTTAAGCTCCACAAAAACAATTCTTGTATTTGGTAGTAAAACAATCCTATCTGGCACACCTGCTACTCCAGGAGATACAAACTTTAATGCTAATCCTCCAAGCTTTTTTACTTCTTTTGTGAGTACCTGTTCCAGATATTTTTCGGAATATACCATAGCCATATCCTTTCCTCTCCATTTGCTACACAAATTGTTTTAACTCCTATTCTTTGTTTAACTTCTCTAACTTCCTTTTTGGACATACCTTTAATTTTTGCTGACTCATATACCTTTGAATATTCAACAAATTCGTCTTTTAATATATCTTCAATAATGCTTTCCATTAATAAAATCCCCTTTCAAAACATATGGAACAAGTAGGTGGTACAAAGGTACAAAAATCCCTTACGTGCATATATCACATATATAGGTGTATCTATACTACTTATTTATTATTATTTATCTAAATAGACACTCTTGTTCCTTGTTCCATTACATATGCTAAACTAGCTTAAAATCTAACTTTCTTAATGGAACATTACCTCGGTACAACCTAACGGCTCGTTCCCCTTGTTCCTGCTAATTTAGGAACAAGCTTTCATTGAATTATTCCTGTTCCACTCTCATAAATGCCCTTTGCTTGTTATAAATCGGAAATCTAGTTGTACCACTCTTTGTTCCATCATAAGGTTTCCAGTTTTCAATTCTAGCCATAATAGCAGTAATCTCATAAGAATCTGCCTTTTTAAGATTGGCTGAATCCTTTCCAAAGCATTCACACCAAATCTCCATAGGACAAATTAGATTGCGCCTTTCAGTACCAATTTCAGCACTTCCAAAGTCATCACTATTTAAAAAGCTTCTACGTTCATATAAATCCATAGAACTCCAATTGTCTGGCAAAAGCTTTTCTAAATACTCCCTCACCAAGCCTTCACGGTCATCAGTTTCCATTGCATTTGCCTGCTCTGAAATAGCTATTTGTGCTTCATCACCCTTTAAGAATAGATCTTCACCTTGCCTATAGACACACAAAGCTTCTGCCCAAATCTGATCTATATCCTTAAGTTCCCAGGCCTTTTTTACACTATTTCCACTAACTCTAACAGGCCAAAATCTACGGTTTCCTGTTATATCTCTTAAAAAGCCACTTTCACTATTGGTACTGCCAACTATTACACACTGCCTTGGGTGACTTTCAACGTTAACTCCATAACTGGCTCTGTACTTATCATCAGTTCTTGAAACAAAGGATTTAACAGTTTCCACATCTGTTTTCTTTATTCCAGCTAGTTCGCCAAGTTCTAAAAGCCAATATCCCTGAAGCTTTTCAGCTGCAGCTTTATCACGCATATCAGTTATGGTTAAGCTATCTGAAAACCACTTAGTACCAAGCCTTGCAAAGAAAGTGCTTTTTCCTATACCCTGTGGTCCGTTAAGAATTAACACACTATCAAATTTAGTACCAGGTTCATAAATTCTAGCTACTGCTGCTACAAGAGTTTTTCTTATAACTGCTCTTGAGTATTTATTATCTTCTGCTCCTAAATAATCAATTAAAAGTGTATCCAGACGCTCTACACCATCCCATTCTGGCAATTCATTTAAATATTCTTTTATAGGATGATATGCTCTTTCAGCTGCAACTGCAATAAGTGCTTCTTTTAGCTTTGTTGGTGACCAAACACCATAGGTTTTGTCAAAATACACTTTAAGCGCTGACATATCAGAATCGTTCCATCCACCTTTAATTTGTTTCCATGGTAAGTTTCCTTTAACATCAATTCCATCACGATGCTGATTATAGGCAATGCCCTTTAAGTTATCATCATTTTGTATAATAAGAACTAGGTTATGCAAGTCATCTTTTATTTGTCCACTTTTTGCTATACTAAGCTTTTCTTGCCAATCTTCCTCACCCTTAAAATCCTCTTCAGCCTCAGCCATTCTTTCTTCTACAATTTTTCTTTTAACCTCTCCATCCTTCATAACAAAATCTATCATTGCTTTATAAGATGGCCTCTTTACAGAAGGAGTACCTTCTATAGTTTCTTTATCAAGTTCACCAAACTTATGGATTCTAAGTAAATCAAAAGCATTGCACAGCTTTCCTGAAACTGGATCAGTACCATGATGTGAATATGCAAAATCACCATTTTCATAAATTATAAGTCCACCCGTAGTACTTCCGTTTGTATAGGTGTACCGGTTATCTTCACTGCAAGGTGTGTATATATCACTTAAAAATCTTTCAATGACATCAACTACTGTATAAGTCCTGCAAAAAGCTCCTATAACTCCAGCCTTTTCTTTTGGATCACCCTGCTTGTCTGATATCTTTTTTCTTTCGACTCTACTTCTTGAGCTCTCTGGCCAAAATGAAGAATCCTTCCAATCAGTGTATCTTTCAAGTACTTCATCTGCATTTAACCATATCTCATCTAAAACCTTAAATACAAATTCTCCATCCGAAGATGTAGAAGACCAATACATTAATCTATGTGGCTGATATGTAGTGTCATCAAAGAAATCTATACCTAAATCTCCAGCTACCCTTCTCGCTATAGCTTGATATTCATCTGGTGTGACTGCTCTACTTAAAGGAATAACAAGTCTTAGTCTTTGTTTCTCAGGACTGTGTTTATGAGTAGAATACATAGCACAAGCACAACCTAGTATGGTCTCAACAGAAGCCCATAAATCACCCTTTACAAAATCCGCATCTAAAGTAATAAGCTGACGGTTTACTACTGTATCCGCTTTTCTTCTTCCATTTTTTAAGCTTCCACCGACAAAACCACCTACATCTTTAATGTTATCTTGATCACTTTTAGAAAGCTTTTTATATTCTTCATAAGTTTCACGAGTTCTTGTAGTAACACTAAATTTTTTAACAAGCTCTGACCAAAGTATCTCTTTATTTTTCCACTCCATTTCCTTTCTACTTTTACCTGTAGCAATTGTAATAACACCATCATTTATCACCTTTTCACCCCCAAGTTAATCTTTTTTATAATAGTCCGTTTCAAAGCCTGCAGCTTTAAGTGGTAATCCAGGTGCCCAATCAATAGGTGTACCCATAATTTCTTCTACTTCATCTATTGATCCGAAACCGTAAGGAACATCTAGGATTACTTCATCATGAACGTGAAATCTAATCTTATATCCTGCTTTATCTAGCCTCAGCATGGATTCAGCTAAACAATCCCTTGCTATTGCTTGAATGATATTTTCTGTAAGCTTACCTCCATAGGTACCTAATCTTCCCCACTGTTTTCCCTGCTCTATACCTTCATAGGTAATCCTCTTTTTATTGAATCTTGGGTCCATTTCAAGTCTGGGTTTAGCATAAGCAAGATTTCTTCCTGAGGGAAGCTTTATAAAAAGCACTCCACCTTTACAGTAAAACTTAATTCCATATTGAATAGTAACTGCTTTATTTTCCTCTAAAGCTTCAATTGCTGCCTTTTCAATATCACTCCAAAGCTTAACTATTTTAGGATTTGCCTCTCTCCACGCAGCAACAATTTCAGTTAGTTCATCTTCCTTTAGTCCCATCTTTATAGCACCCATAGCAATAAGTGCTCCAGTACTCCCTTGATATCCACAAGCAAGAGTTGCTACCTTACCTTTTTGTCTTAGTTCATATTCAGGATTACCCTTTGCGATTTTCTCCATAGGCACACCAAACATTCTACTTGCTGTCATTTCATATATCTTGCCATGACTTTTGAAGGTATCAATTACCCATTTTTCTCCTGCAAGCCATGCTATAACTCTAGCTTCTATGGCACTAAAGTCTGCTACAATAAATCTTGAACTATTTGAGGATATGAAGGCTGTTCTTATAAGCTGAGATAACACATCTGGTACACTATCGAATAAAAGCTCTAAAATTTCATACTCTCCTGCTTTAAGCAGCTGCCTAGCTTCTGTTAAATTCTCCATAGTATTTCTTGGGAGGTTATGGATTTGAACTAGCCTTCCTGCCCATCTTCCTGTCCTATTAGCACCATAAAACTGCATAAGTCCTCTAACTCTATCATCTATACAAATAGCCCTTCCCATAGCCTCATACTTTTTAACAGAGGTTTTGGAAAGCTCCTGCCTTAATTTCAATACCTTTTTAACTGCATCATCTTCTACATCGTTTAATAGTTCTTTAACCTTTTCTTTTGATAAACTATCAACTACTATACCCTTACTTTCAAGCCATCCTTTTAACTGAGCAGGGCTATTAGAATTCTCAAGCTTTGTAAGCTCTTCTGCTTCTTTAGTTGCCTTTATATGATAAGCTTCATCACATCGAATAGCATTATGTACTAATACTCTATCAACTTTAACTCCGTCATCATTTATTCTCTGATCCAATGCCCAAAGCTCCCACTCTTTATCTGTCATAGGAAACTGATCTAATTTCTTTCTTATGGCTCTTTCTACTTCAACATCTTGTTTACAATAATTCTTGAAAACTTCCCATTTTTCACTATCATGCCGTGGAAGATTTCGTGTTCTTCCTCCGTTTGTCTTTGTAGGATTGCAGGGCATAGAGAAGTATCTAATTAAAGCTTTACCTTCACTCATTTTCTGTTGTGGTAAGTTTAAGCATTTAGCCACACCTGCAAGATTACCTGGAAGTCCTAATACTAGTGAATGAGCTGCACTACATCTCCACTGATCTGGTAGCATAGGCTTTTTTAGATATGTATGTAGGCAAGTTCTTTCAAAATTAGCATTGAAAGCTGTTTTTATAATCTCTGGATTTGTAAGTGAATCAATAATATTTTGTGGTAATTTTTCACCACTTGCTAAATCTATAATTTCAACTGCTTCATCATTAAAAGCATAGCCAAATAAAAGTATGTCAAAATCTTTTGCTTCTGTATAAGCATAAACTCCGCATTTTATAAGATCTACGCTACTGAAAGTTTCAATATCTATACTAAGTACATCCAACTTATCATCTCCTGTTAGATAAAATTGGGGTGAGAAGAATCTCGCCCCTAATAGTTATTAATCTAAAAAGTTGTCTTCACCCTCTACAGCATCAAAGTCATCTTCAGCTCTAGTGAATCCTCCTAAGGGTTCTCCATCTTCTAATTTTTGAACATTTCCAAGACCTGCTGCAATTCCTTTGTTGCCGCTAGCACTATATGCATAAAAATTAAGAGTTAACCTTCCATAGCAGCCACTATAAACCTCTGTTGCATCTAAAATAGGATGTACATTTATATCAACTATTCCAGGTTTATTTTTACTATTAGCATTTAAGAAATAGCTGTTTGAATAAGCCTCATCATCTGGTCTTTCTTCATCTCCATCTCTTAATGGAGTCTTAAGATTAGGAGGTATCTTGCCACCAAATTTGCCCTTTCCTATTTCCTTAGCTTCATTAACTGCCTCTTTTATAGCTTTTAAGGTTTCTTTATCATCCTTTGAAATTATTACACTAACACTATATTTAGGGTCATTACCTTCTATAGCATGAGGCTCAAAAAGATGAGCATAGCTTAATCTAACCTTTCCTGTAGTTACCTTTGTTCCTGTTCTTTTTGCTTTTACCATAATCCTTATTCCTCCTTGAAATCTGCTTCTGCAGTATTATTTATTTCTGGTCTTTTATCTTCCTCTGGTACCAAAACTGGCTTACCACTTGGCTTTTCAACAAGGTCTTTTAATAATTCCTTGAACTTGTTTTTACCTATAGCTTTTTCCATAGCTGTAATTGTAAGAAGTGATTTAGCGTAGATTTTATCTTCCTCAAAACCTGCCTCTATTAAAGCCTTAGCAACTGCAGCTTCATCAACATATTTTCTAATGCTTCTCCCCTCAACAATTTTAAAGCCTTCCCACCTTTTACCCTCATTTATTGCTTTATTAAAGGCATATTCCTTAATATCTGATGCATATTTTTGAAGTTCATCTATGCCCTTAAGTACCTCTACTATTTCTTCATCTGTAAGAAGGACTGCTTCCTTAAACTCTAAAGCCGCTAATTTCATATTTTCCTCAGCCCTTACTCTACAAGTATGTCTTACTCTACAAAACCTGCAATGCTGTCCTGATTTAAATTCACCCTCGCCTTTTATGGCAAGTTCCGCTTTAGGTTTAACTTCCTCTTCAGCCCATTTCAATAGCTCTTCTACAGCTATTTCATCAGTAGATATGTTATCAAGTCTTGGCTGCACTATGGTCATTTTTACAGTACTAATATCATAAAGACATTCAAACTGCTGAATTGCACCTAAAGCATATAAACGCATCTGTGTATTTCCTATAGCTGATACAGGAACTCCTTGACCAAACTTTAGATCTACAATCTCAAGAACAGCATCAGTTATAAGCACTAAATCTCCTGTTCCAAATCCTTCAGGAACCCATGAACTATAATCAAATTTCATTTCTACCATAGTTACTGCATCCTTTGTACTTGCTCTTGCTTCATTAATTTTTTCAATAGCAAAGTCTACATAAATTTGAACATATTCCATAAGTTCTTTTGAATAGAAGGAATCTTGCTTTAACTTTTTAAGTTCTTTATTAAACTGTGTTTTCTTTAAATTACCTAGATAGTAGTTGATGTGAAGCTCTGCTAATGCATGAGCAAAGGTTCCTTCTTTTGCATATTCACTATTTTCCTCTTCAACGGTTTCTTCAAGTCTTACAGAGGGTGGACACTGCATCCACCTACTTGAGCCTGAAGCTGAAAGTAATGCGTGTTTTTTCTCTGTCATTTATATTTCCTCCGCTGATTTTAAAAGTTCAGGATATTTTTCTTTTGGAATATCAGTGAGCTTATTTACACCAAAGCTTTTTATTAATGCTTTAACTGCAGCTTGCTTACCATTTTGAGATAAGCTTGATAGCTTAGACCTCACTTCTTCTAAAGTAATTGGCTTTGGAGCTTCTTCTTTTTTCTCATCTTTGCCTGCTTGTACTATTTCTTCACTTTTACTTTCAGCTTTAATTTCGGTAGTCTGTCCTTCTTTTACTGATGTAGCAGTATCTAGTTTCATTTGTGGTAGTGCTTCTGCTAAAGCTAATAATGCATTCATAATATCCGGAGAATCAATTTTCACTTTAATATTGATATCCATCCAAAACACCTCTTTCTTAATCTTTATTTAAAATTTTTTTACAACTCTAATCGAATATTTTTGTATATTTATTGCACATTTTGTTCTTTACCAGAGTAAAAAAATAGGTTGTCCACTGTTGTTCCGAACAAATCTGCAATTCTTTTAGCAAGTGCAAATCCTGGCATCCTTCTATTATTTTCAATCATATTAACATAGTCTTTGCAGATACCAAGTTTCTCTGCTAGCTGTACTTGCGACATTCCTTTAAGCTCTCTGTATGTAACAAATACCTTGTTTTTCATAATTTTCTCAACCCCTTCTCTGTTCGTATGACTAAATTATACCGAACGATTTGTTCAATGTAAATCGAACAAAAAGTTTTTTTGAACATTTTTTTCGACAAATTGACGTTTATCGAACAATTTGTTATTATAATATTAGAAGATGGAGGTGAATCTTATGCTATTTGGTGATAGAATTAAGCAGCTTAGAGAGAATGCAGGTATGACTCAAGCTGAGCTTGGTAAATTAGTTGGTGTTTCAGATAGAGTTCTAGGATATTATGAATCCAATGAAAGATTCCCTAGAAAACAAGAGGTAATTTCAAAATTTGCATCAGTATTTAATGTTTCAGTTGATTACCTTCTTGGCACTGATGGTTCCTTTATGCAGGATGCGGGTGAGGCATATGGAGCTATAGGACACAAGCAAGCACAAGGTGTATTAAAAAATGTAGAAATGTTATTTGCCGGGGGAGAATTAATGGAAGAGGATAAAGATGAAGTTTTTAGGATAATTTCAGAGCTTTACTTTGACGCAAAAAAGAAGAATAAGGAGAAATACGGCAGAAAGAAAAAAGACAAATAAATTATTCTTTTTCTTATAAGCACCTAGGGGGAGGGTGGAGAATGAATTGTTCAAATATTTCTAAATGCGCCAACAACCTAATAAAAACTTATGAAACTAATAATCCATTCAAAGTAGCTGAATATCTTGGAATTGATTTAAGATATAAAAAGCTTCAAAACTTAAAAGGGTTTTATACTTATATTCTTAGGAATAGGTATATAGTTATTAATGATAATATAGATGAGATAAGTGCTAGAGTTGTCTGTGCTCATGAAATTGGCCATGACCGCTTCCACAGAGGTCTTGGAATTAATATGTTCCAAGATAAACTATGTGTATCCTTGAAAACCTCTACACCTGAGATACAGGCAAACTACTTTGCAGCAGAATTTCTTATTTCAGATAATAATTTTTTTGAGTTAGCATCTGAAAAATGCACCTATGATCAAATAGCTAGTTTATTAGGTGTCCATACTGAACTTGCAATGATAAAGGCACAGATATTAAATAGTAGAGGCTATAAATTAAATGTTCCTTTTGTACCACAGGCTAATTTTTTAGGGAAGATATGACTAAAACCACCGACTGTTGCAAATCGGTGGTTTATTTATTATAAGTCTACTTTTTAACGATTATGTCTATTAATTTTTCATTTGTTTCATCACCAAGTAGCTCTAATAATTTTTCAGCAATTACCCTACCAAGTAATGGCGGAACTGCATTACCGATTTGTTGATATTGAGCATCTTTAGTACCACAAAATACAAATGTATCTGGAAAAGACTGCAGTCTTGCTACTTCTCTTATACTAATAGCCCTATCCTTTTCGGGATGTATCCACATAGATTTTCTGGCGTTTAGAACTGTTCCTGATGGTGATCCATATTTTAAACGTAAATATATAGTATTTTGTGTTCTTGATGGATCACTATATGTTGTTTTTAAATTTTCACTTAGATTATGAAAGTTTTGTCCTGGTTGTAAATTCCTAAACCGTTCCAAAGCAGTATCTCTTGTATCCGTTATGACATGATTATATACTAACTCTCCCTTATTTAGGTATTTTTGCAAAGGATTTAACTCTTTAATTTCTTTAATATCTTTTTGAATTGGTTTGGACTCTACCATTACTGTAGTTTGATATTGAGCTAAATCTGCTATTGCATCTCTTATAGTATAAAACTCATCTGGTGACTTAAGTATAGGTTGAGGCAACTCTACTTTGTCACTTTTTAAATATTCATTCTTGACACCTATGATAATAAACCGTTCCCTACTTTGAGGCACTCCATAATTTACTGCATTCAAAACTCCACATTCCACAATATATCCCATAGATCTAAATTTTTTAAGAACATATTCAATAATATTATAAGTATTAACTATGATACATATATTGCTCTTTTCAGCAACCATACCTATTAACGTAATATTATAATCCCTAATCTCCTTCATTTTATAAATAGCTTTTTGAGTTTCTATTATTATTTTTAATGAATCTCTAAGCTTCTCAAATTCATCATCGGATGTTAAAAATGTATTTAATCGTTCTTTAGTTTCAAGAAAGACTTCTTCATATTCTTTACTCCAAAAATTCAATTTGAAATCATCCCAGCTATTTAATATCTTTTCTATTGACTTTTCGTGATTTTCAAGATATTTTTCTAACTGTTTTGATGTTTTAGAGTTGCGATAAATAGTATTTATTTTAATATAATTCTGTTGTTCTAATAAATATTCTCCTAACACATCTTCTTGCTTTAAAAAATCTATAAACTCATCTGTGCAAATTGTTGCTTCTGCAATTGTTATAATTTCTTCCTGCAGACAAACTCCTAATTTTTCAACAGTTCTTTTATCTTTGTCACTACAAAAAAATTTATGTTTGCTAGAATTAATCATCTTGACATTTTCCATAACAAAAGCTTTAGGTTTAAGTTGTTCAACTGCCCTAATATATTCATTTACTAATTGATTATTACCACAAATTAACTCATTTTTTTGCCGATTAGCATTTGAAAATCCTTGGCAAGGTGGTCCACCTATTATAATATCTATATCACCATATTTTTCTTTTATAGATTTATATTTGCCATTTGTAATTTGTGTAATATCTGATTCTATTTCAGCACCTGGATGATTTTTTTTATAGGTTTCTTGAGCATGTTTATTGTGTTCAACAGCAATTTTTATATCAAATTTCCCAGTTTCCTGAAAGCCATAACTTAAACCTCCCGCACCGGCAAACAAATCTATTGTTGTGTATTTTTTCAT